CGTCGATCAATTTCTCAAAAACCGATGATAGCAGCTCCTTATCGGGAGATTTACAATACTCAAACTCCCAATTGTTGTGTATAAATGGTACACTCCAGGCATCTTTTATGTCGGACCACACATAGGCGGTGGCGTCAGTACGCATCACGCCTAAATCACCCACCCCACGTTGCTTCCCGGGTGCAAGAAGCTCATTAGGTTTCAATTTAAACCCGACAGGAGTACCCTCGTCGTGGGTATTGCTACCCATTATGACGGATTCATTGTGAACTTGGATTCTCAACTGTCGCTTGGCGTGGGGTTGAAACAACCACTCTGGATACTTCTCTTCATAAGTACCAAAGTTTATGTTGCTGTGTAATTGGGTGAAAAACCGGTGGTGGACATTCCTCAATAGAGGCCCTGTAAACGTTCTAATTTGGTTTCGGGTCAAACGTTTAGAAAATCCCGGAACGCTCGGATTACGCAGAGCAATCATGCGTGATACAGCTGATCGAGCTTCAAGATGCCCAGGGCCTGGCATGTCGTGATCATAGGGCCCAAAAGTAGGACCGAAGACAGTACGGCGATAATTATCGTATTTACGATTCTCATCCCAGGCTGGGGTAAAATCCTGATGCATCATACCAGCTTGTATCATGGCTGTCGCGCGATTCAAAAAGGCGCGCGTGAACAGCGTCTCGTCAGCGGGAACGAGCGAGAGTGTAAAACTCGGGGTCAATGAAAACGGAGAATCATGAAGACTCAATCCGTCCACTCCATTCATATCCCCCCAGTATTCTCACCACTTTCGGGATGGCAACGATGAACTGGGTACATACCCGTTCATGGCCACACGCTCGAAAGTGACTCGAATCTGCGCGCATGCATAAACCGCGCTGTTTGAAATGGTCCGCTCACTAGCGAGGTTGCCCTCGTTGCGGCACCACAATTTGGCCTCGTTGACAATACGCTTGAGACTAAACTCATTGATTGTCGTGGAAGCGAAACGACTCATCAAATACTTTGAAAGATTTACATCTATGAGTCCGCGATATGTGGAATTATAACCAAGTCTGGAAAGGACATTAGCATCACTATCCAGATAACAGCTGAGGCTTTCGAGCATCTCCCCGTCTATTGCTTCACCCCCTAAATCGGGGGAATTCAAAACCAATTCCCCAACGACGCGTTTTCGAGAATACTCGGAATGCCACGCGCGGTAAAGAACCCAAATCAGCCGCCCAATAGCTACCCAACGAAAGAGGTGGTCGCCAATGAAAATCAAATTCTCATCACGTAGCGATCGCATAAGCGACCAAGGAGAGAACTCGAAATACTCAGCCACCATTTCACACCCCGTATCAACAAATGATCGAGTGATATAATTCCAGACCAAAATGCGAAGAGCGATGTATGTGAAAACTCGATGTTTCACAGCTTCAATAAACAACAAGAACGACCGCCACATCAAAGACTCGCGATAAACAGGTGTGCGAGTAGATGGTATAGAGACATACAATGTCCCAGGGGTCGGTCTTGTTTCGACACGAGAAAGGTAATCCTCAAGTACCAAATCTTCAACATCAGGGGCCGGAGCCAGTACAGGGGCGGGAGGTGCGGCAGGTGCCGCATCCGGCGCCATAACAGCAATCGGGGGTAACGGTGGAATGGGTGGAGGGACGGGAATCCCGGGAACACCAGGTGGCGGCGCAGCAGCGACCACATGAACCGGTGGGGCAAGTGGGGCTACAATGGGAGCAGGAGGGGCGGGGACCATCAAAGGAAGTGCCTGTGGGCCAGCGGGAACGGGCGCGGCAATAGGTGCCGGCGCCACGACAACCGGCGGCGACGCCGGAGGTGTCCCACCACCTGCAGCAGCACTCTGAAAACCGGGTCCCTTCTTCGCTTTCACCTTCCGGACAACTTTAATGCCAGAAGTGGATGCGCCACCAATGTTTTGCACCACTGGTGTGGGAGTAGGGGTGGTGGCGATTCCCACCCCGGGGGATACGGAGGCCATAACGGCCAAAGCAGTGTCGATAGTTGGTGCACGTATGGCACCTTTTTGTAACCGACGCTGTGCGGAGTCTCTATTCCGCTCCCCTTTGGCTTGAGCGGGGGATTTTGTATCCATCGGTTTCTTGTAGAAAACATTGGTGTGCGCCTCGCGGCGCGCACGTTTGCGTTCATCATTCGCCAACTTCTTATCCCCACTCTTTCCTGTGGCTCCCGCCTTAGAGCCACCCCCTCGTTTGTAATCTTCGGCGGGGGCACCGGAACTTTCGGTGTTCAGCTCAACATCATCAGTGTTGGTTGCCTCGCCATTGTTTCCATTCAATGACGATGCCACAACATGAGAGTTACTAGCCCACACACGCGCAACATGCGCAGTCCACTCAGGACCATCGAAACCTTTGCGTTCGAAAAATCTTACATTCTCCGTAAAATGACCACAATGTACTGGTGGTCTCTTCTTATCCATAGGGAGACAACCGACAATAGGGATTTTCCGAACGCGTCCACGCTCTGACTCTCGCACCGTAGAGTAGTCGCGTACCAACTTAGTGTACTCGTCTAACTTCCCTGGGATCTTGAGGATCGAATTGTTGGGTGGTTTATGATAATACCGGCCAAAATCGCGTACCAACTTATATGGGTTCACACACAAGGTCCCTTCCGCACCAGTAATACTGTCGCGAACTAACCAAGGAAAAACCTTTTCGCTGGTAACGTGGCGTCCGGGAGAATACCTAATCTTGTACCATAAGCACAGATCCGTTAATGGTACTGACGATAATAAACGTACGTCAGCCGAACCAAAATAATTCGAGGACAAAATGGCGAGCGCTCGATTCTCAGTCATGAGAACCCGACGCCCCGCTCCATCACGCTTAGCCAGTGACGTGTATGGAGGTGGTATGCGTCGCTCAATAGCGACGTCTTGATTGCTTTTCACTTTTTCACTATAAACAAGAGTCTTCTGTTCTCGTTCATGTCTGGGAGCACCTTTCTTCGCGTTCTGATTAAATGCGCCAGCTCCACGTGCACTATTAGCATTAATGCGATGTGAGCCTAAAGTTTTCTTTCCCATTTGTGTTTAAAGCATGCCACGAAGTGGCGTTTCGCAACTCAAACTGGTTCTCCAGTATAAGTGATTATGTCACTACTCAGGTTCTGTTTTCTATGAAGGTAAAACCCAACGCGTAAGACCGAGCGCAGAAGGGAGTATGAGCCGTTGTGTTATAACAGGCCGCCAGCGCCCATGGCCGACGTAACTGAAATGGAGTTACGTTGGAAAGGGTTGACCACACTAGCACCGCGATTAAACGGTGTTGTGTTGGCGCTGTAGCGACCAATGTCGAAAGGACCAATCTCAATAATGGAAACGGTTGCCGAAGACTGCCCATACGATGAGCCTGCAACACCAGAAGTGATAGGAACGCCGAGATCAACCAAATTAGCCGAAGCACTTTGGAGGCGGTCAAACCCGACGAATATCGTACCACTAGTCAATGGCGTACTTCCTCCAGCGGCGGAGGCGTTTGTGTATGAACCCATCACTGCACTCCCACTACGATACGTGGAGGTGGGATTGTACTGCATCAAAAACGTCTGGGAAATCACGTTGGTAGCACCAGTAGCGGCGTTCGGAATAGTATCCCCACATTTCTGATTGACAATCCAGGAACGAAAATACCTAGATGTCTCACCGTTGAGAAACGTGACACTATTGTTGGTCGGAAGGTCCGGATTAACATAGTAAGAAAGCGGGCTGTAAGAAGCGCCACCTGGGGATGTGTCCAAATTAAAACCGTAAGGGTACATATCTGGGGAGGCAACAACAACAAGGGGAAGACCAACCCCAGGGGGGACAAAATCTTCACCACCATTGTTGCTATACGCGGCAGTCATGACAACAGTAATGGCATACACTCTACCGGGAGCCATAGCACCACAATTAACCTGCAACAACGATGGGGATGTGTCGTAATCGATCGCAGTATCCATCGCAAACGTATAACCTGCTGCATTGTCAAAAATAGGTTGCAAACCCAGCGGTGAATTGATGGTTGGTATCCCTTGTACGTTGTTAAAGGAAAAACTACCACGAGCCCAGGTCTTGGGTGTTGTCAAAACTAAACTGGGTGGACCGTCAGGGGACGATAAGGTGGTGCTTCCAGAGATAAACAGCATGTTCGCGGAAGAAGATGCGGTGACAACTGGACCGCGAAAACGCATCCGGTAAGTCACCCATATTTCCCCTAACACGGAATTGGATGGAAATGTTGCGGCGACGCAACTGGCCAGATACACTCGGACAAAGTTCTGCAAGTTCGTATCTGTGGTACCAGCGTTTGAGCTGACAAAATACCACTGGTATGGCTTATTCTTACATTCAATACCGTACATGATGTTCCTATCCAAACGGGACGTTGTGCACATTTCGGTGTTAAACAATTCTTGGCGTGTCGATAGCACTGGTCCAGAGACGTTGTCTTGGGAAGTGACGATGATCTCACCCATAGCGCTATTGGAATTATACGGGGAGGTTGTGCTGACGAATTCGAAAATTAAACCCTCAACGCAATATTCCTCGTAATTAGCAGCAATGTTGGAGAGCCACGGAAACGCGGCTGGATCACCAGGGTTGACGTTGTAGTACGTGGTAAACAAATTTGAGTTAGATGATACAGTCCCGTCGTTAGTGACAGTGCCCGTGACCAAATCTCCTATGTACTCCCGATACTCAACGTTCATTTCCGCGTGGTCACCACCAAAACTGTTTTGTGCGGATGGACGACCTTTGATCAATGCATTGACAGCGGTAGTGTCGCCGGCGATTGTGTAATCACCGCGACCGATTAACCGTTGCAATTTTTGACCAAGTAAGGTACGGGCTTTACCGGCAATAAGCATGCCAGCATCACCCCCCATCTTGGATGCTCCAATTTTGGATCCAATAGCTTGTCCAATGGCTTTCCCGACAGCCAATACGTTCGCTTCTCCTTTCTTCGACATTAACGAACGTTGCGCAGCGGCGCCAACGTTCCTGGCAATAGTCTTATAATCTCCACTACCACTCAATTTCTTCTTGCGACGTCCACCTATTAAAAGTGGACGAACATATATGTCGCATTCGGTATTCAACACGAACTCATTTCCCGGGCGGCCGCAACAGGTGGCGGCGTAACCAGCAGGGATGACAATAGATGTTCCATGTGGGAGCAAAACGGTGGATGTTGTATCATTGAAATGTATGAAAACTCTTTGCATGATGTTATAAAAGGGGCACAATTAAGTGCGTCACACGACTCAAATAGCGAATTAAGCTGAATCCTCCTGCCACGGAAACCCGTGGAACCTGGAAACAATTGATGGCGCCCGGTTCCCAACGCCAAAAGAAAAGGCCAC